TCGTTATCTAAGCCGCTTTCCATTAAAGAAGCCATTCTTTTCATCTTTTTTTCTTTTTTCATCATTTCAACTTCTTTATCTTTGTAAACAGCCAGAACTTCGTTAGAAGCGTCATAATCTGCTTTCATCTTTTCCATTTCTTCTTCTTTTTTCTTCATGTCTTCGGCCATCTTTTTAGCAGCTTGTTCTTTTTCAGAAATAACTAATTCTAAAGCAGCTCTGACTTCTGCTAGAGATAGCTCTTGGGCCTTGACAGTAGTTTGTAATTCTGTGTTTTTAATTTGGAGATCGCTAGCAACAGACTTGATTTCGGCCAATGACGTGTTGGACTCTATCATAGTCTCGATCTTTTGTTTGATTTCTGCGACTTCGTTTTCTAAATTCATATCATTCTCCTTTAAGTTGGCTTGATTTGAAAATACACCTACTTTTTGAAAATTGTCATTTTTTTGTTTAATAATTTCTATAGTAGCAACATTACGATCAAAATGCAAACTATCTTTTGTAAAAATAATACTTTCTGGATTAGCAGGCTTATCTACGAAACCCTTACCAGAAAACGTTATATTTCTAAGTACTCTGCCTAGCTTATAGTTCTCATGCTCTCCAAGACCCCCATAGGATCTGAGGTGTTTTGTTAAGAATGATGTCTCTTCATTTCTAGCTAAAATTTTGTATTCGCCAGTAGCTTTACTAAGTAATCCATAGTCAAATCCTTCGAAAAAACATTCCATGCTAACGTATTTTGTTCCATTTTCTATTTCTGAGATTAGCTTTTGGGCTCTTTCTCTTAGTTCTGGTTCGGTATATCCAACATAAATCACAGAACCCGTTAGAATATGAAATTTATCAGGTAAATTTTGAGCAGGGGTAGAATCGTCAATTAGAACTCCTTCTTCTGTCATTGGCCAATTAGAGGTAATATGACCAACTATGGTTCCTTCGTCATGCTCTAAATTTGTAGGTTTATGATTGGGAGTATTTTTAGCGGCCCAAACTTCTTGTTTATCAAAAACGTCGTCATTTTTGTTCCAGGAAGTTGTTACTAAAATAGACTGAGTGTAGTATAAGTCTCTATCCTCAATACCTGCTAAAACCTTAATATTACTCTTGTTTACGGGTATAATATCAGATTTTTCTACGAGAGCAGCATATGTCACGCTTGCTTTTGTTGACAAGGCTTCTTCCAACCCGTCTGCTTTTTCAGTAGAGAATATTTGCATAGTAGTCTTTCTTTAAGAAGATTATTAGTTTGAATACACCAACTGATATACATATGATTTAGTAAATTTATTTTCTTCTGATGTTAATGGTCTGTTTATTTCAGAACTAATATTTTTACTAAAATGTTTATATAGGCTGTATATGTCCGAAATATCAATACTATTGATAGTATTGAGTTTTGACAAAACTAACTCTTCTGTAACATCGCTTAGGGGTTCCGTCGCAAAAAAGATCTTGGTTTTAGTAACTTCTGCTTCGTTGTATTCTGTAGAAGATAAACTCCTCATGTTTTTTTTGTTATAAAAATCTAATAGATATGGATTTAATATATCTGATATTTTTTCCTGAGTATTAATCGTCCAAATATTAAGAGAGGCACCTGTTCTAGGAGAAAAATTTCTTTCTTTTCTTTGTTTAGAATCTTTACTATTTATTGGTCTTCCTTGTTGTGGTTGACCAGTGAGACTATCGGGATTAGATTGAGATGGAGAAACCTTTTGTGTTTGGGGTGCAAATTTTTGTTTTAGTTCAAGAAGATTCATTTGTCCTTTTCTCTTTGTTTCTAACTCTAGACCTACTTCGCTAGGAGTTGCTATGCCTAGCTGTAAAGCTATCTTCTTTAAACTATTTTCAAAATTAGCATCGGAGAAGGGACCAGCTTTTTGTACCATACGTTGTGATTTTCTATCTCGATTTTCTCTATTAAGTCTATTTTTCTCGGTGTCGGGATCAAACCCGAATACTCTTTGTATTAGCTCGTCACTTACAATATTTCTATCTGCCAATTGTATCAATAGTGCTTTTTCTGCTTCTTCGTTACTTAGATCCATTCTATCAAACTCTATTTTAGCAGGAAATCTGAATCCCATGGCTTTCTGGATTAAATTTATTTCATGTTTCCAAAATGCAGATAATACTTTTCTTCCGTATTGAAGTCTTTGTGTTAGTGTTTTTAAACTGATAAAATTATTAGTTGTTCCAGTAGCACCAAATGTTCCCGTGAGAGTCGGAGGAATACCCAAGCCAGCGTACACAGAATTTAAGTGGGGAGTATATTTTCCCTCTCCAAGGAATTGATGAACACTAGTTTTGCTTTCTAATAATTCTATATCTGGTCCCCAAACAAGATCCATAGTTCCGCCGCCAACGTTATTTTGTAAAATACTACTTAGCTTACTAGCAGCAGCAGCGGTTGGAGCAATTTTGTGTTCTAGGCTACCTAATTTAAAAATTCTGATATTACTAATAGCTCCGTCCAAAGCGGCTAAATCTGCTAATTTAAGTTTTTCGATAATATTAATATCATCCATAATGCTGTAAATCATAGGATAAGCCCATGTTTTCCAGTCATCTTTTTTGTAGTGAAAAACTAGAGTTTTGGCAATATCTAGTAGGTATGGTTTTTTGCTTTTCGCTGCTTCGATAATTGCTGGAGGTAATTGATTTATGATTTGTTTTTCGGCTTCATTTTTTGGACTATTAATTATTTTGCGTAAAGTTGCTGGCATAATTATAGAATAAGCTTTATTGCCCACAAACGATGATAACGAACCTCCGACAACATCAACACACACAGGATCAATAAAAGTATATTTCCAAGGAATTTCGCGTTTTTCTACAACAGGATTTTCTCGATTAATAATAAAATCAGGACTTCCAACAGTCTTATATAAATCATCAGCTATTTTTACGCTTATTTTTGCTGTTTGTCGATTGATCACAACGTTGCCCACTCTATAGAGATTATTCAAAAATCTTTCGCTACGTTCTTCTCCTTTAATTTTATCAAACCAATTACGATAAAATCTCTCTATTCTTTTATTCGGATGGACCAACCTTATGCCCTGACAGGCAAAATCACCCATTAGATCTATAACATTTTTTACTAAACCAACACGATTATAGATAGCATCAGCCTGATTAAATATTCCTTTGATATGTTTAGGAATACTTTCTTCTGGTCTAAAATAGTCATAATCACTTCTTGTTAATCCTGGACGTCCGCTAGTAGGACCGTCTAGATCAGAAAAGTCTAAACGATATCTGCTATTATTGGCCGAAGCCTTTTGAACCAAACCAAACTCTTCTAGTCCTTTTGATGCTTCTTGTAGTGCGGTTCTTTTATCTTGTAAATTGGTGTCCTCCCATGTGACATATGCACTTTCTGGGACTGTTTGAGCCGCGTCGGCGATAATTTCACTTTTTGGATATCTTTTTTTACTCATAATACTATTGCAATGTGATTGGTTTGGGTTTACGTGTTATAATACACAATTATCTATAAATGCCCTTATATATATTATCGTTTGCTGAGGATGTAAACCAAGATGGCCCCTTATAAAGATCTCCTGTTTTGGTTTTTGGGTTAGTTCTTAGATTAGATCCGATTATATCATAATTAACTGGTTGTATTGACCTATTTAATTGTCTAGCAATCATATTTGCTATAACCAATGCGCTATATCTATCTTTTCTAAGTTTACCCTTTTTACCGTTAGGAAGTTTAACCTCTGGAGTATCCCACCTATCTCTTGCTCCAGAACCTGTGCTGGTTTGAGTCATAACTATTGTTGTTAGTTCATTTTTTAACTCTTCTATTTCCAAAATACAATCACTTTGATTGTCATAAATATTATTAAAGTCCGCTTCCATAATATCTTGATTTTCTTTGTCTAAAGCTAGAGCTAGACTAAGTTGATCAAATCGAGGAAATATCAAAACTTTATCCTCTAAGTCTTTTCTTAATCCATGATTAGCCTGACCTGTCCACTCTGCTCTGGCGAACTGTACTAATTCTAATATATGTAGTCCAGATTGATTGTCTGTGTCTTTTGGTTTATCTTCCACTATAGGCCAAATCACGCTCTCTCCTTCTTCTAGTTTAGAAGGATCATGCAGAGCTTCTTCTATAGCTACTCCGCCTCCCTGAGCATCCATTCCTATTCTGTAAGGAGGAAATGTTTTCATAAGACTTCTAATTTTTCTAGCGCAAAATCCATAGAAATCATATTCTTTTACTAGTCCAGTTTTTTGTCTATCTTTAAAATTTCCTCTATTAGTAGTCCAACAATATACTACTCTGTTATGATCTGGATGTAGTTCTAGAACCACTATACTAAAGTTATCTTTTTCCGAAGCAGGATCTATTCCATAAACATATTGTAAAGAATGATTTCCTGTGGTGCTAGAATCAAATATTATAGGTTTTTCATTTATTACTATAGGATTAGAGTCATTAGCTACACAGCTTTCTATTAGACTGCGCCGAAAGAATCCATCGCTATCTTCTGTGAAACACGCCGCGTACTCCATATTGTATATGCCTGTATGAATGGTTGCCCTAGCTCTACTAACTTGTTTATCATCCATAAATCCTTTGGGAATTAATTCATAAGGAATTCGAATAATACTATAGTCTTTCCAACTAAAATTATCGGGGACTTCTCCTTTGAAAATTTCTTCTAATTTATGTTTGTCTCCTTTGCTTTCTATGATAGCTTTATATCTTTTCCAATAACTAGCAAAATGTTTAAAGGCATAGTCAGCAGTACCCGATATAATGGCCTGATTACCCTTTTTTATTTGAACGGCTTCTAGTTCATCGTTCCATAGTCCCGCCTCTATAAGAGATTTTTTCTTAGCCTCTTCTTTAACATTTTGTATAGGATTAGCACTAACTGCGGCGAATCCAGAAACAACAGTCTCGTAAATATCTGAAGAAATAGAAGCAAATTCATCAGCAATAATTATATGAGCTCTTAATCCTCTGATTTTACTATTATGAACACAAATTCCATTAGCATTATATTGATGTGAATTTTCAACCTCTATATCATATGTACGGTTTTTGTTATGAGAAATTGACTTTACTGGGTCTAATAAGTATACTTTATCATAATACTTTTCTTGAGATGTCCATCTTTTTTTCTGTGTAATAGCATCTTTAAGCTTATTCTGTTTACGAGTTAGGCCAAAACCAATTTGTTCATAAAACTTCTTAGTATTAACGCCATTAATAAGCAACTCATAAATAGTATTCCATTTGTTGTTTCGAGTGCGAGTCTTTAGCGTCGAGACTATACCATAGTGCAATAGAATATAGTGAATCTGTTCCATCAGTTCCTTAGATGTATTAGTTAAGGAAACAGTAATCGCAGTACCTCCCTTGGAAGTATTAACTTGAACATGTCCATCTGTATCGAATATGCCGCGAAGACAAGCGGACATCACAAGCTGAGGAGCCTGCAATATTTTTTCTGGTAAATATTTATCTTTGGTATATGTAACACCCATTTCCCAATTCTCAAGCCAGTCTTGAACATCATCTTGACCATCGTGGTTCCAGTGAATTTTATCGGAGCATTGGTAAAATGATAATCCTGTTCCGTCCTCAAGAGCAGTAACAAGCTCTGTATCTTTGGTGGTGTATCGTAGACGATATTGATTAGTCCAACATCCGTCACCTATCATTAATCCAAGAGCATATGCTTCTCCTTCAGTGACATTGCTTTGTCCGCTATGCCATCTTTCGGAAGTATCAACCAATACTTGATCTGCTTCTGATATCTGGTCCAACCTTTTCCAAACCACCTCTGAACCCTTAAGGACTTTGATTTTATGATTATGCGTTCCCTCAATAGAAAAACCTCTTTTGGTTGTAATACGAATCGTGTCCTTAAACCCATTATATCTCTTTGCTTTGCTCTTTTCAAACTTGTTATTATCCCATATTTCACAGTCATTATTTGTGTCTAGTTCGCCTTCATAATCTAAATTAAACATAGATCCTAGTGTTGTAAAACCATCTTTTAAAGTAATAATGGTATCAGATACGAGACATCCATCACCCATAGGAACAGCAATAGTCCAGCTTTCTCCCAGTCTGATAGTGCATCTATCAACATCTCTTCTCGGACCATCGTCATTACCATTAAAAATACTACGAAGAATAGGACTGTTCCTCCACAACGTTTCCATATACTCGAATATAATCTTATTCTGTCGAAATGCTGCTCCAACAACAACGATTTTGGTTCCGGGAACTAGCATACATCTTAACACAGAGTAGAGTGCCATCAAAAAACTTTTACCAAACCCACGACTAGCAATGAACATAGGGAATGGTCTTATCCAAAACTCTTCTAGGATAGCTGTTTGGATGGGGTGTAGCTCTATATTAAATAAAAGCTTACAGGTTGTGCCAAAGTATTTAGGATCTCTTAGAAGTCTTAATAGATGTAGATCTGGGTGTTCTATGTCATCTTTAGACCTTCTGATCATGGGATTGTCATCAACAACAAGTGTTGAAAGATCGCCCAGTCCTAGCCAAGCATCATCAAATTTTTTGCTGATCTCCACCATGTTTTTCGTATACTCTTTTCATTATAGAAACAGCCATCTTTTCGGCATCTTCAGCACATCCACAATAAACAATATGAATACCATAGTTTAATTGTACTTCTGTAATATATTTTAGCAAGTATTTGGGGCTGATGCGAATCTTATCCCACAGCTTTTTAGGAATATCACTACCAACAGGGAAATTAT